ATTTCTACCCACCCGTCTTCACCTCAATCTTAAGCATATCTTGAACTCCAAATTCAAGATACAGAACATCAACTAGTGCAAGTATGGCATTATTATCGGTCAATGAAACAACCTGCATATCAAGTAGTTTTACACGTGGGTCATATTCAACAACCATTCGTAAATCATCTTCAACTATCTTACGGGTGTTTTCATCATTTGGTTCGAAAGTAAGTAATGGAATACGTGTGCCAAATGTAGGCATCATTACTCTTTCCCCTTTTGCAGTAAAGATGTGATTGTATAAGTCTTGCTTGACTACTTCAAAATTAGAGATACCGAACTGTTTTGTACTTACCCACTTATCAGAAGAAAAGCCATGATATAAAGTCTTGAACGCTGCCATATAATGTTATCCTTTATAATGCGAATTACGATTTTTGTTGAGTGGTCTAACAAAGGGTTCATGTGATGGAACAATTGAAGCTCCTGATGCTTCTAATGCACATTCACCTGGAGAAGCAGGACCACCCGGTAAGATACGTTCGTCTTTGTCAGCATCAGATGGTGTTGTTTCAACTGCAGCAGTAATCTTACTACCCTGTAAAGCAAATAGACCTTGACTTTTGATATCAACTGTGTCACCTGTCATACGAGTTTTTGTACCTACTAAATCAAGAGTACATCCAGTTGCTGCCAAAATAGCACCTGCTTTGATATGAACATTCCCACCCTGGACTCGAGTATCTGCTTCACTTTTGATGTTGATGCCTGTCTTTGCTTCAAGATTGATGTTACGACCGGCAGCTAAGTTGATGTCTTCTTCAGCACGAACTGAAATTGACTTTGCACCGTACATATGAATATGACCATCTTCATCAAGTTCTACCCAAGTATTTCCTGATGCAGTTGATATGTAGATACGTTCATTAGTATCGTCTAAGATGATTTGATTACCTTCACAAGTCTTTACCCTTATTCGACAGTTATCAATTGTATCATTCATAGTGATAACATGATGTCCAGGTGTTACCCAACAATATGTTTGTGGGTCAAGATATTCAGTTGGGTCAGCTGCGGACGGAGCATATCCTTCAGTGCCATCTGGATGAAGTTTTGGTTGGGCAACTTGTCGTTCAGATGCTCCACGTGTCTGGGCAATAGGATTACTCAAATCATTTCCAAAAGCAGCTCGTAAGTTAGAGTATGCTGGTTCCAATGGTTCATATGCATCAGTAAAAGGTCCAACAGTCTTTTCATCAGGTTTCTTATTACGACCTGATGGCAATCCTCGATTACGATGAAGGTCATATGCTGCGGCAAAGAAGAACCTTCTATTTGGACTTCCGTTTAGTAAGAAGACTAGAACTTGCGAGTTCAATTTTGGTAAGCAATAAAATCCATAAGGAACAGGACCTTTTGGAGCTTTTCGATTTCTTCCGACCGGGAAGTCATTAGTTACTCCGCCAAAAGGTGCTGCGTATTCTGCCCAAGGTAATTGAGCAATGTTATAAGTTTCGCCATCTAAAGCCGGACACCAAACTTTCATTCTACCCATTTGATTTGGGTCATCAGTATCCATCACGAAACCATTGGTAATAAATGGATAATGATTTTGATAATGATTTAGAATTGATTTATCAATTAGCATTATTTGTTCCTTCTTTAGGTTTTTTAGTACTTACTGCTTGATACTGTGGATGCATTACAAGAACAAGTTCTTGAGTAAAATCACTACCACTAAAAGTATGAACAACAGATTGAATGAAATACCAATCATCATAAAACAATTTGACTTTATATTCATCTACATTACCCTCTTGATTGAATGGGTAATCACGAGGCCCATATACATTTATTTTTGCATATTGAGTTTCCCCTAAAAACTTTTTATCAAGTAACTGACGTTCAACGAATTTGCGATGTTCAAGATGTGCTTGAACAATACTTCCATTACCAGTTGCAGTTGTTTGGTTCTTTGGGTCATATTCCCATTTTGATAATTTGTCAATATAAGATGCATCACCATTCTCAATGTAATCTTTTACTGATGTTGTAATTTTTGGAACAGGAGGAATTGCTTCAACTACAAAATTTGAGAATAAGTTTGGATTACCACGAATTTTGACACTAGCTGTTGCCATAGCAAAATGCATATCAGCTAAAGTCTGATGAAATGCTTGAGCATTGGGAAATACTTCTTTTGCTAACGGGTTATTAGAAGGTGCAACATCTGTTTGGTTAGAACGTTGTGTTGTTGTTCTAGGTGGCAAATACATAGGTTGATTTTGACCCATACTACTAAAGAAGGTTTTCTTTTGTGTTTCCGGAGAAAGGTTATTCTTCTTCTTTTGCGATTGACTTGTAATATCTTTTCCTAATTCATATGGTGCAGCTGATGAAGTCTCTAGACCAACCATCAAGTTGTCAATTTTGATATTGAAGTCTAGAATATCCTGATTGTGCCCTGAAAAAAGATACTCAAATTCAATTGCCCCATCAGGTTTTTTGTCATTTTTTTCGGGACCAGTTCTCGTGCCATCAAATACTTTATTCTGTTCAGCTTTTGGGTTTGGCTCTTTATATGTAACTATGTCGAAATGAATAACGATTTCATCTTCACTAGAAGAAATCGATTGATTGACTTTTGGCTTTGTCAATTCATCAATGTTTGAAATCTCACTATACATTTGAGTTACTTCAGGGCATAACATTAGTAAGTTCATCAAAATCTGTTTGACGTCATTTGATACTTGAGATGTATATACTCCATTATTAGCCTTATTGATTATCATATGTTCCTGAATTCGTTTATACTCTTCTTCAGCTGCTGCTTTAGTCCCATCTCCATAGAAGATAGTTTCTGGAGTTCTATCATTAGTTGCACACACAGTAAGATAAAACCAATCAGGCGGAATAGTAATCATATATCGAATAATACGACCGTTTCTTTCAGTTTTGTCTTTCTTTTCTACTGGTTGTCCTGTTGCATCAGGTGGCTTAGAAACAGGATTTGCTTTTAGATACCATTCACGGGCAGTAACATTTAGTTGGTTTTCAATAGCTTGAACTGCAGTTCCCAGTAAAGAGTTCTCAAATTTGACAGAAAGAACTTTGGGTATCTCTGACATTTGTGGCATTTGTCCAATTGACATAGTTTGAGCACAAAAGCCCATGTCATATACTGCACCTCGTGTTGTATATTCTGACAAAGTAAATTCGCCACCCATTATCATAGGAATACCAACTGTTGATACATGTTCAGTTGCACCTGTATCAGTATGTCCAACAAAAGTAATATGAAGACAGAAGACAAGTCCTCCAGAACCACTAGTCTTTAGCTTATCAAAAGTAAGATAACGAAAGTAATTGAAGAACCCAACCCCTGAAGGATCGACAACTTGAACATGAATAAGTCCTTCATTTGTCAAAGTTTGTCCAGCATATTCACCGGAAGCATTCACAAGAGTAGTAAAAGTGACATTAGCAATAGAGAACTCGGAAGTCTTTCTTGAGTCGACTAGAAGATAAACCCCTCCTCCTATATCATCACCCAGCTTCTTTCCAGTGACATTTGATAGAAAGCCGGTGCCATCAGGTTGGCTAGGTGCTAGATAAGGTCTAAATGCTTCTGAATTGCTAGCTACAGTCAAGATGTAGTGGATACTGTGTGACCTATACTTGTCTAACGGATTTACTGGGATGCTCATATATGTGTGTATTATAGAACTAACGGTGGAAGGATAGCTTCATTGCTTCTAGCACTATCTATTCCTCCAACTTTTTGGGTCAATAAGAGTTGAACTCGTTCTGATGATGGTATCGTTAGCACACGACCAATGAATGCTTCTTCATACGGGTCTAATATGTAGTTGTATTGGGCAATAAGCCACCATAACCCAGGGTCATTGTAGAATGCATATGCCACTTTGTCTAGTCTTCCAGCTGAAGTTTCATCAATCGTATAAAGTAAGTCAGTGGCATCATCTGGTGGGAAGTTGAAACGTCCCCACCATTCTACTCCAATAGACCCAACTTCTGTTAGACCGCCTTGAACATAACGTGATAGTTTTTGTTGAACACTTGAATTTGTCATTTAGTTAGCATGTCCTCTTCCATAAGACTTAGGTATAAAGTTTTCTACAGATTTAGGAATAGCCTTTTCAGCTGAGTCTAAAACAGAGTCTGCGAAATCTTTACCCCCATAAAATCCCAAAGTACTAACTGCTTTACCTAATAGTACTTTTGACTTGGCTTTTCCTATGATTGCATTTGCTTTCTGTTGAAGTTGATCTGCACCAAAAGCACTAAGTGATGAATTAGCCTCAGACTTAGCAAGTTCAGCAGCTTTCTCAACCGTTGGACCTGCTTGGCTAACAACACCTTTCGGAGTTTCTTGTGGTTTAGCATTAGCTTCACCTTCAGATGGAGTAGCTCTCGATCCATCATAAGCACCTTTCATATCCCCTTTCTTGTAAGCACCTAAGCTAAAGCCACTAAACTCACGAGGTGACCAAGCTTCTTTGAGCGAGATACTTATGTTCATGATAACGGGAAATGCTTGACCGTCAGATGTGTGTAAGTAATCAACGTCATTAGGCCAATCAATGTTTAGCTGTGTTAGTACAACAGAAATGTTTCCTATGTTCCTATCACCGTAAGCATTCAACACTAAGATATCTGGTGGAGCCCCAAGCATGTTTCTGTTCTCCGCTTCAGTGCCATAACCATAATATGGCATCAACCAGCTTCGAAGGATATTGACAATTCGCTGACTTTCTGTTGCTTCTTCAATAGTTCGTGATATAAGTTTGATTGAACCTATTGACCAACCTCTTGACGCAGTGTGATTGTACTTCATCATTGAACCAGGATGATGAGCTGGTGTCACTTCATCATACATTGCTCCACGTTCTTCAGAGATTGTAGGCATAACTTTGAAATAGACAACATCTCCACTTACAAGTGACTTTAGTTCAACTCCTTGACGTTTTGGGCCACCAGCACCTGAAGCAATTCCACTATTCAGTAATGCTGAAGTAACATCCATTGAACCAATAGATGTATCTCCAAAGAACCCATCTTTGAAGCTATCTGGAACAAGCTTACTACCGAAATCTTTGATAGCATTCTCAGTCACTGATGAGAAGTTCCCATTAGTCAATGACTTGAATGATTGAGGTATCATGTTGCTCAACGCATCATTACTTCCAAGTGCATTTGATATCATATGACCTGGAGTTGGAGTATCACCAGAAAAGAAGTCTCCAATGTTATCCATCATTTTAGAAGCACCCCATTTGATTTGACCTGCAACTTCAGTTAGCTTTTCGAATGGAGCTGCTAAGTCTGACATACTTGGTAACGAAGGTAAGTCACCAACAACTGCATCCCATGTAGCTTGATTGAACATTCCAGGCTCTTGAGCAGCTCGATGCCAACGTCTAGCACGTTGAGCTTCTTCTGCACTTCTAGCAACACTATCAGGAAATGATGCATCCCATGTCATATCTTATTCTCCTTCTTCACCAGTAAGACCAAAAGACTTCTGAAGCTTCTTGAACATCATCTTTGAAAGTGTCTTATTATGCTCTAACCCGACAATTGTTGCAAACTCGTCTTCATACCCAAGCTCTACTGCTCGACGTGCAACTGAACCACTAATTTCGTCATCATTCAAGTTTCCTGATGAATGAAGTTTCTCCATTGCTCTATCAAGTGCGGATTGTTTGTCAGCTTTCTTAGTCTCAACTGCATCTTCAGTTCTATCAAGACCTGGAATGATGACATGCTCAATGTCTTCTCCATCTTCAGTCTTGAAGCCTTTGTCTAACATATCTTTATAACCCTTAGCTCTATCTGTTCCAGCACCAATTGCAACTGGCTCATACCCAGCATCACGAATAGCACCAAGTGCAAAGAATGCACTTTTAGATGTCAAAAACTCTACACCGTTTGCTTTGCCTGATGCTTGCATATAAGTAATACGTTCATCAGCTGTGAGAGGGTTCTTCTTCTTATCTAAAGAAGACTTCTCTCCTGCAATCACCACAACAACAGGTTTTGCTTCAAGGTTTAGATGAGGGTTCTTTCTGATGAACTCTTTCATCTTGTTGATAACTTTATAGTGCCCAGAGGTTGGAGGTTGATAACGCCCTATAGCAAAAGCCACTTTCTTCTTTTGCATTGGTGGGAGAGCTTCAAATAGTTCTTGTTGTTCAGTGATATTAGTTTCTATTGACATATATGCTTTTGCGGA